ATATCGACATTTGTATACAGGCTCGACAAGTATTTCAAGCCTTTGATGAACTCTATTTGTGCGATGCGTCCTGATGTTGACAAGGTTGTATTTGTCAATGGACAGCACAAGAAAGGATTCGATCAGGAGTATCGCAAGGAGATTATGCGATTCTGCTCTCTGTGTCCTCGCACATATCTCATCATGTCCCCAATCGTTCGTGGTTGTTCTTTCATGTGGAATAGTTGTTTCAACTTCACGAACACAGATTACATCCTCAATCTGAACGATGATGTGATTCTTGCTAGCGGGTTCTTTGATGACTATGAGGGAATGCTGCGCGAATCAAAGAACGAATCATTCCGAATCAACTACAGTTTTTCTCACTTCAGCGTCAATCGTCAGGATCTCTTCGATGTGGGATACTTCGATGAACGGCTCTTGGGGTTTGGTGAGGAAGATGGTGATTGGCTTTGGAGGTGGGAAGTTAAAAAGCAGCGTTCACTTCCGTGCTATATGACGAACAAAATTCATAACTGTATTGACATGGCACCAACAAACGCCGAGAACATGATTAAGCACAACGAGGGTGGTGGGAAATACTCTGCTTTCAATCGAAACCTCATACTCAACCACATGTACGAGTTTCCACAGACTCCCGATCCTGCTCGACCTGTTCATGTGGGTCTCTATGGTCGCCCCGCACAGAGGCGTGTCGGTGTGGAGACTCTTTCATACTATCCCGCAGAGAAGTGGTACAGAGACAACATCAACTCAATCTGATTGGATAACTCATGCTTCATATGGACTTCAAAAAACTGTTGGCAAAGTATGGCAAGACAAAGAGAGACGGTATTATTCATGTTGGTGCCCATATTGGTGAAGAAATAGGCTTTTACAAAGAACTTGGCTTTGCGAAGATACTTCTGTTCGAACCGCTGACCGAGCCGTTTGGAAAAATTCCCGTGTGTGAAGGCGTTTACAAAGTCAACTGCGCTTTGGGTTCTACCAACGAAACTCTTGTGATGAATGTTGCCGACAACTTTGAATCGTCTTCGATTCTAAAACCAAGTCATCATTTGGTAGCACATCCCGATGTAAAGTTTGTTGGTGAGGAGTCTGTTTCTGTAAAAAGATTGGACGATTGGTTTGAAACCAATGAGTTTGCTCTTTCAATGAATGATTTTTCCTGCATGGTATTAGACGCGCAGGGGTACGAGGGAAAGATTGTTCTAGGAGCGACTGAAACGCTGAAGCGCATGGATGTTGTGTATTCTGAGGTAAGCGTACAGGATCTCTACCATGAGAACACACACATGAATTACCTAGACTACCAACTCAATAGGTATAACCTGAACAGAAAAGAGACTTGGATTTCCTATTCGGGTTCGGGCGAGGCGATTTACATTAAGGATAACACATGAAGATCGACAAGATTGCATTCCCCTGCTCTGAATTGTTCAGCCCATTTTGGAACATCCAATCTAGGGTGTGGAAAACCAAGTTGGGCATCCATCCCGTCTGCTTCCTGTATGGAGATAAGCGGAAGTGTGGTATGTCGGAAGAATACGGCGAGGTAGTAGAACTTAAGCCCGACCCGACAGTTCCTTCTGTTCTTCAACTGCAATTCAGCAGATTTTGGTATCCTCACCTTGAACCTGAGACTACATGGCTCATCGGTGACATCGATCTTATCCCACTACAGAAAGAGTATTTCCTTGCAGGCATGGAATCGATCCCCGATGATTCATACTGCCACTTGAATTACTCCATCATTGGTAGGGAGATGGGACTAAATCCCAAAACATATTTCGAAAAAGGTGCATTAAAGATGGGCGGTTACGACCTCCCAGGGCATTATCATTGCGCCAAAGGCAAAGTTCTGAAGCAACTATTCTTCGCTGACTATGAGGATTACTCAACATTCCTGAAGAAAGAAATCATAGACTCAGGAAAATACAAGGACATCCGCGAAGGCGATCCCCCGCACATGCGCGAACAGAGGGGAGACCATTGGATGGCTGAAGAACACTACACATCGGAAAAGGTATGGGATTACTTCCGACCCAAAAACTTCCAAGGAATGTTTGTGCGAGAGTATTTGGCGCAATTCCAACGGCTTGAGGCGAAGTATCAACATGCGTATAACCCAAACTACTATCCCCCTGTTTGGGATGGAGTGCGGTTTAGACATGATGCCGACCGTAGATGCCCCAATAGACTTCAGGATGGGATGTTGGTTGAGATACATTGCCCACTCCCGTATGAACCACACGAAAAGGCGTTGCTGCAACTACTCACCGAAGCAAAGATGTATCCATGAACATTTGTATTTCTGGTAGTTCGGGCGTTGGAAAAACCACCATCGCACATCTCATCCGATCTGTATTGGGAGATAGCGATACTGTGCTTGTTAGTGGTGATGATCTGCATAAGTGGGAAAGAAGTGATCCAGTTTGGAACAACTTGACTCACTTGAACCCCGAGGCGAATGATTTGGAGATGGGATACGATCATATCGTTTCCCTGAAGCAGCAGAGACCCGTCAGTCGAAGGATCTATAATCACGATACAGGGAAGTTTGACCCTGCGATCACAATAGAACCCAAAAAGTACATTGTCTATGAGGGTCTTCATGCTCTTTATCATGATCCCACTATGTCATTGGCAGACATCAAGATATTCGTTGATACTGATCATGCACTCAAGACCGAGTGGAAAGTCAAACGCGACACCAAGAAGAGGGGATATACCGAGTCGCAAGTCTTAGACACAATGCGAAGACGCAAGCGCGATGAAGAGATCTATATTACCCCACAAAAGAACCGCGCAGACATCATCGTAAAGTTCACCAAGTCAAAAGACGGGGACATCTCTTTAGAGTATGTCTCTGTCACGGGAACTGGCGAATCGCTAATGTCTAAAGTGAAGGGCTTCTACGAAAGCCTGACTGAGTTCATGGATATCTGTAAATGGCTGTCTCTTGAGCCATCTCTGACACAAGGCAGGGGCGGGAATGTATCCGTAAAGTCCAATAGCGGGTTGATCATCAAAGCATCAGGATCGAACATGGCAGACATTAATCTCCATCATGGATTCTGCCTATGCAACATCGATGGTGAGTCAATACCTCGCTTCGAAAGAGAGGATGAATACAACCAGTTCATCAACCAATCAAAGATCGCGGGTACGCAAAGACCCTCTATGGAAACAGGGTTTCATGCATCCATTTCCGATCAAGTTGTTGTACATACTCACCCAATCCATTTGAATGTCATTCTTTGTAGCAAAGAGGCACGGGCTATCGTTCGAGGTCTATTTCAGGATCTCTCATATGAGTTCGTAGAATACACCACCCCAGGTGCGAGACTCACGAATAGGATCAGAGATCTTCGTGGAGTGATCTTCTTAGAGAACCACGGACTAATCGTGAGTGCGAAAACAGCAGAGAGTGCGATGGTCATGACGGAAGACATCAACCGTCGATGCAAGAAATGGTTAGGCAATCATGTCGAATCGTTTGTTGATATTGAGGACGCTATCGCACATGCCCCGCTTTTCCCCGATGCCGCTGTTCTTCCCGATGAGATGGGAGAGACGAACAACTACATACTTCGGTTGATGATGGGTGCCTGTCTGAACCCCAAGTTTTTGGATAGTTCTGAAGTGCAGCAGTTAAACAACATGCAGTCAGAGAAATACAGGAAGGCTTTAGTATGAAGATTGTGATTCCTATGGCGGGTACTGGCAATCGATTTGTTGAGCGGGGGTATAAAGACCCCAAGCCACTCATCAAAGTAAATGGCAAGCGAATAATCGAATACATCTTGGATATGTTCGACCGCAAGAATGACGAGTTCGTCTTCATCTGCAACTCTGTGCATTTAGAAACGACAAACATGAGGAGTGTTCTTGAGGAACTGGTGCCAAACGCAACAATCGTTTCGATGCCACAACACAAGTTGGGCCCCGTATACACGGTGCAAACAGTCTATGACATGATTGACGATGATGAGGAGGTCATTATTTCGTATTGTGACAACCCTCATCTGTGGAATCGGGATGATTTCCATGCAAAGATGACGAATGGTGATTTCGATGGCTGTGTTCTCACTCATACTGGGTTTCACCCCCACACCTTGGCACACACCAAGATGGCGTTCGTCAAAGGTTCTGATGGGGTGCTTGACGAGATCAAGGAGAAGGCTTGCTACACAAACAACCCGCTAAATGAGCATGCTTCTACGGGGGTCTACTACTTCAAGAAGGGTTCTTACATCAAGAAATACTTCGACCAAGCAGTCAAGGAGAATATCCAGTACAACGGCGAGTTCTATGTTACGCTCGTCTACAATCTTCTTGTCCGTGATGGATTGAAAGTGGGGTACTACGACACCCCATTCGTCACCGTTTTTGGAACCCCCGAAGAGGTACAGAATTTTGAGGCATGGGTGACTATCCTGAATGGGGGTCAATGTAAGACAGCAACAGACGCTGCTGCGGCATTTGACTATTGGAAGAAATACCATCTTGCAGCAAAGCAAGATCTACTAAAGGAGACGGTAATCAGATGATCTTCATTTCGCACCGTGGAAATCTTGACGGAGTCAATACACAAAGGGAAAACGAACCCGCTTACATAGAGGAATGCCTAAGCAAGGGATTTCATTGTGAGATTGATCTTCGCATGAAAGATGGTGTCCCTCATTTGGGACACGACACACCTGACTACCCAGTTTCTGCTGAGTGGATACGAAAGCGTTGGTATTATCTTTGGATTCATGTCAAAGAGTATCAAGCCCTGATTTGGTTGATGAAAAACTGTCCAGGGACAAACTACTTCTGCCATGAATCGGATCGCTACACCCTCATCAGCAACGGTCTGATTTGGTCGCATGATTTGGAAAATCAAATGAACGACAAGTGCATCATTCCTTTACTCTCTCGGGAATCTGTGATGTCGTACAATCAAACAGGTTTTGTTGGAGTTTGTTCCGATTACATCTACGATTGTGTAGAGAAGTTCGGAAAGCAAAATACTAGGGCTTGACATCAAGCATAAGTACTGTTAGAATCAGACAAATCGAAAGGTCTACACTATGAAGAATGTTCTCATCACGGGTGGCGTTGGATTCGTTGGTCATCATATGGTCGATTACTTGCTCCGTAATACGGACGCAAACATCACCATCATTGACAGATTGGATGTGTCGGGCAATCTCAATCGTCTCACCGAACTTCCATCTTGGAAGAATAACAGCAACAGAGTGAAGTTCGTATGGCACGATCTCCGTGCCGAGTTGTACAACAACGAGATTCTTTGCTCCCTGTTGGGCGAACCTGATACGGTTCTTCACATTGGCGCAGGATCCCATGTGGATCGAAGCATCGAAGACCCGCTGTCGTTTGTCATGGACAATGTTGTAGGCACTTGCAATATCCTCAACTATGCCCGTCACCTCGACAACCTCGACAACTTTGTATACTTCTCAACAGACGAAGTGTTTGGCCCAGCACCCGAGGGTGTAAACTACAAGGAATGGGATCGGTATCAGTCGGGCAATCCATACTCTGCTACAAAGGCGGGCGGCGAAGAACTCTGTCTTGCCTTTGAAAACACTTACAAGATGCCCATCAAAATCTCGCATTGCATGAACATCTTTGGTGAGCGTCAGCACCCAGAGAAGTTCATTCCGTCCTGTATCCGCAAGATCTACAAAGGCGAAAAGGTCATCATTCACGCCAACAAGAGCCTCACCCTTGCAGGAAGTCGGTTCTACATTCACGCTCAGAATGTCTGCTCTGCTGTAGACTTCATCCTCAAGAACGGTAAGAACGGTGATAAGTTCAACATCGTGGGCGAACGAGAGATCGACAATCTTTCTCTCGCAAAGATGATTGCAAACATCATGGACAAGCCGCTGAACTACGAGTTGGTTGACTTCCACAGCAGCAGACCTGGGCACGACCTTCGATATGCATTGGACGGAAGCAAGATGAAGGAAATGGGCTGGGATCTTCCGATGAACCTCAGTCAATCGATGGAGGCTGTTGTAAAGTGGTCTCTGTCGAACCCACAATGGATCGGGATGAAGCCATCTGAAGTTGGTTCACGACCTGTTCTTCATCATTCGATCTGATAGGGAACGGAACACTTCTATATGGAACACATATACCAACAGCCCCAATTTGGGGAAAACTGGTTCACATACCCAAATCTATACTCTTCGTTCGTGAAGCAACTCCCCAATGGTTCAAAAATCGTTGAGGTTGGTTGTTGGAAAGGAAAGAGCATTGCTTACTTGGGGGTAGAAATCATCAACTCGGGGAAGGACATCGCAGTTGATGCAGTAGACACATGGGCGGAAATGTCAACAGAGTCGTATCACAAAAATGACACCTATGTGAAGACAAATACTCTCTATCAATTGTTCTGTTCGAACATCTCCCCTGTTTCAAAGGTTGTAAAAGCCGTTAGACTCTCTTCCATTGAGGCTGCGGCAACATATAGCGACAACTCTTTGGATGTGGTGTTCATCGATGCGTGTCACGATTATGCTTGTGTAAAACAAGACATTGCGGCATGGTTGCCAAAGGTAAAGGTCGGTGGATACTTAGCAGGCCATGATTACTCTTGGAGTGAATCGGTAAGACGAGCAGTAGATGAATCTGTTCGTCCCGTGACTGAAACTGAGGGCTGTTGGGTTTATCTAAAAAAGGACTAATACATGCGGTACATGGTGACGGGCGGCGCAGGGTTCATAGGTTCTCATTTGGTAAAGGCTCTGCTAGACAACGGAAACACCGTTATCTGTGTCGATAACGAAAGTTCCGAGGGACACGAAAAATTCAAATGGGATGATCGCGCAGTCAATATGAACTGCGATATCAATGACCTTACAGTTTCCGACTTTGAACAAGTCGATATGGTTTTTCACATGGCAGCGGAAGTTAGTATTCCCCGTTGCATTGCCAATCCACAAAAGACCTCCAACTCTAATGTTACTGGTACTTTTAATGTACTGGACTGTGCGAGAAAGGCGGGGGTCTCTCGCTTTGTGTTCTCATCGACATCCGCAATCTATGGGATGGGCGATGCTTCTTTCGGTTTGTACGGAAGTCAGAATGAGATGGGCAAGACTGACTGCCTCAACATCTATTCGACAAGCAAGTTGATGTGTGAGGAGTTGTGCAAACTCTACAGTAAGCCTTTGGTTACCGATAACGGCGTTCATTACATGGACACCGTTTCTCTGCGTTACTTCAATGTGTACGGAGAAGGACAATCCAACAAAGGTCAGTATTGCCCCGTTGTGGCTGTGTTCAAGCGACAGAAGGCAGAGGGTGTCCCCCTCACAGTAGTCGGAGATGGAATGCAGACACGGGACTACATCCATGTCTCTGACATTGTGTCTGCCAACATCGCTGCTGCGAATTCAATCAAAAAGTTCAATGGTGACATCATCAACATCGGTACGGGAACTTCCCACTCCGTGATTGAGATTGCCAAGGTGATCGCGGGTGACGATGGAACAATTCGATTCCTGCCCCCACGGTCAGGCGAGGCAAGACATACGCTTTGCAACTGGCAAAAAGCAAAAGAACTATTGGGTTGGTCTCCAAAGGTTTCATTGATGAATTGGTTGATCTGAGGCTTGTATTTCGCTGAAAGTGTGGTACTATGTCCGAATCCATGACGGACAACATCGAACTCATCATTCTTCGCAGCCTTCTTCACCGTCCTGAATTCACACGCCGTGTTCAGCCGTTTCTCAAGCAGGAATACTTTCATGACCCCTGCGAGAAGCGGCTGTTCAATACGGTATCTGATTTCATTGAGAAGTATGCTACCGCACCCACCCGCGAAGCCCTAAAGATCATCCTCAATCAGCAGGATGGTCTGTCTCAGGGCGAGTTCGATGAGTGTGTCAAGTTGGTGGAGTGCTTGGAGAAGTCGGGCGAGGAGCCTGATGAGCAATGGCTTGTCGATCAGACCGAGAAGTTCTGCAAGGACAAGGCTGTCTACAACGCTCTCATGGAGTCCGTTGAACTGCTAGACGAGAAGAAGGCGAAGGGTCGCTCAAAGAACGCGATCCCCGAGATCCTGACCAAGGCTCTCAGCGTATCTTTCGATGAGCATATCGGACACGACTTCATCGAAGACGCAGAGAAACGCTATGACTTCTACCACCGCGTGGAGAAGAAGACGGCGTTTGACCTTGACTACTTCAACAAGATCACTAACGGCGGGGTGCCCGACAAGACTCTGAATGTCATTCTAGCGGGTACTGGTGTGGGCAAGTCCCTGTTCATGTGCCACCATGCCGCCAACTGCCTGACCCAAAGCAAGAATGTGCTATACATCACATGCGAGATGGCTGAGGAGCGGATCGCAGAACGCATCGATGCCAACCTGATGGACATCACGCTTGACGATCTCAAGAAGTTGCCGATGGAGATCTATGCCAAGCGTCTAGCCAAGGTGACCATGGGCATCACAGGAAAACTCCTGATCAAGGAATACCCAACCGCATCTGCGAATGTCAACCACTTTCGTCACCTGTTGGACGAACTTCGACTGAAGAAGAACTTCAAGCCCGATGTCATCTTCATTGACTATCTCAACATCTGTGCATCCTCCCGCTTCAAGGCAAATGGGAATGTCAACTCGTACACCTATGTGAAGGCGATTGCCGAGGAACTTCGTGGCTTGGCTGTGGAGATCGGTGTTCCGATCTTTACTGCAACACAGACCAACCGTTCGGGCTTTGGCAACACCGATGTCGAACTCACGGATACATCGGAATCATTCGGTCTTCCTGCCACCGCAGACTTCATGTTTGCACTCATTGCAACCGAGCAGTTGGACGAGTTGGGACAGGTGATGGTGAAGCAGTTGAAGAATCGATACAACGATGTCGCCACGAACCGTAAGTTCGTGATTGGCATCGACCGTGCAAAGATGAAGTTGTTTGATGTGGATGAATCTCAGCAGCAGTTGATTCAAGGCAACGCTGCCGAAGACCAAGACGATGAAGACAATGGTCACGCGCACGGGGGCGGGGGCGCGTACAGGCGCACGGGCGGGTACGGGCGCGAGAAACCCGCCATAAAGGGTTGGTCTTAATCTACGGGCGGGTGCCTGATAGTGGTAAAAGGTGGTGACTTATAATCGCCCTCATGCGGGTTCGACTCCCGCCCCGCCTATTCGACATATGCCTAAATAACCGCACAGGAGACTCCCTATGCTGTCATTTAAGCAAATGCTCCCCCTGATAGAGCAAACTGAGCAGAACAAGCACCTAGATCACATCGAAGATCTTATGCTTCTTCGTGGTGGCAGCGGATTGGACAATGCTATTGCCTTCATGAAGGACATTGTTCAGAGCCTCAAGACAGGCAGCACTACCATGGGGATGTCCACCAAGTGGGACGGCAAGCCTGCTGTCATCTGTGGTATCAATCCCGAGAACAAGAAGTTCTTCGTCGCCATCAAGGGTGTCTTTGGAAAGCAAGTCCAAAAGGTCTTTCATACCGAGCAAGAGATTCGCAAGGGATTCGACATCAAGGACTTGGCTGACAAGTTGGTCGAATGCTTAAAGCATCTTCCAAAGATCGGAATCAAGACGGTGCTACAGGGAGACCTGATGTTCACCGCAGACGGCAAGAAGAACCTCACGATTGGCGGCAAGCCACACATCGGCTTCCAACCAAATACGATTCTTTACACCGTTCCGACTGAGGGCGAGATCGGTAAGCGCATCGCCGCCGCAAAGATTGGAATCACATTCCATACCGAATACTCAGGCAAGACTCTTGCCGATCTGAAGGCAACCACCTTCAATTTCAACGCTAGCAAACTCAAGCAGAATCCCGATGTTTGGTTCACCGATCCAAACATCTACGACCTCACCCCTGCCCTTATGAAGGGTGGAGAAGGCGATATGGCTCTCAGGAGCATTACCGAGTGCGAAGCCCTAGCGAAGAAGGTAAAGCCCTTCCTGAAGCCGCTGCTTGCCCGTAAAGACCTCATGCCGCTGATGCTCCCCTACATTAATAGCACGATCAATGGTGGTATGACCAGTTTCAGCACAAATGGTCTGAAATTGTATGTTAAGACTAAGTTGGAAAAGGAACTAAATAAGTTGAAGACCGAGAAGGGCAGACAGGCGAAGGAAGCCGCCATGAATGACATTCTCGCGTTCATCGATGCGTATGAGGGTCAGTTCACCGCTATGTTTGAGTTGCACAATAAGATCGCCAAAGTCAAGGAAATGATTCTTGGAAAGATGTATGCGGTGTCTGCTCTTGGTCACTTCTTTGTAGATGCTGACGGCATTCGTCCCACAGATCCCGAGGGGATCGTAATCGTTCGCACGGGCACGGCAGTCAAGTTGGTCAATCGTTTGCGCTTCAGCAGACAGAATAGAAAGGTAAACGAGTCGTGAAGAACTTCGCACAGCACATCACCGAAGCACCGAAGAAGGACACGGTTGTTATTGCATTCGGTCGCATGAACCCACCGACAATCGGTCACGGTGTTCTCGTTGACAAGGTTCTTTCCGAAGCATCGAAGCGTAATGCGGATCACTTCATCTTTGCATCTACCTCACAGGATCCGAAGAAGAACCCTCTGACGCACAAGCAAAAGGTTGAGTATCTAAAGAAGTTCTTCCCCAAGGCGAAGTTCCCCCTGAACAAGGCGGGAGATCCATATTCTGCGGTTCTGTATGTCTGCGATTTGGGCTACAAGAACATCATCATGGTCGCGGGTAGCGATCAGGTAGAGAACTTCAAGAACATCGCCAAGTACAAGGGCAAGACTGCCGAGCGCGATCCTAAGAAGCGCAAGTATTCATTCGATACCTTTGAGGTAGTTCAGGCGGGTGAAGCCCGCGACGATGATGCACAGGGCGTTCAGGGAATGTCCGCATCCAAAATGAGAGCAGCGGCGTTTGATGGAGACTTCAAGAAGTTCTCTACAGGCATCGCAGGAAACGATGTTGCAATCAAGAAGAAGATGTACAACGATGTCCGCAAGGGCATGAATCTCAAGGAGGAGTACATCTTCGAAGCAAAGGATGGGGAAGACAAAGTCACCATTCTTGCCCTGACATCCTCTGAGAAAGATCTCAGCGATACGATTGAGAAGATGGAAGCCATTTGCAAGCGGCGCAAGATTGAGTTCTATGCTGTTAAGACGAGCAAGGCACAGGTGGAGATTTCCAATGTTGCCTCTAAGAAGATCACAATCAAGAACTATGATGGTGAAGGCAAAGATGCCGTGGTCGATCCCGCAAACACCGTTGCAATTGTTCGCGGCGGCGTAATGAACAGCGAGATCGGTGTTGCAATCATGACCATCCTACAGAACAACGGGGTGTTCATGATCAACGAGCGTGGCGGCATGGAACTGTGCGCCAACAAGTTGGAGACGGCAATTGCTCTCAAGAAGCATGAGTTGCCACATCCCCGTACCGCTTTCGTTGTCAATGAAGAGAACATCGAATCTGCCGTAAAGGAAGTCGGCGGCAAGTTCCCGATCATCTGCAAGACCCTCACGGGGGCAGAGGGTATCGGCGTTTCGAAGATCGAAAGCATGGAAAGCCTCAAGTCCGTGCTACAGACTCTATGGAAGTATGGTGCGGAAGTTATTCTTCAGGAGTTCCTGCCGAACTTCAAGAACGATGTCCGCAGTATCGTCCTCAACGGAAAGATCTTCGCTTGCGCCAAGCGCGACAAGGCACCAAAGGATTTCCGTACCAACATCGCCCGTGGTTCAAAGGGTGGGTCTTTCCAACTTTCTGACGAGGAAATAAAGTTGGTGGAGCGGGCTGCAAGGGTTAGTAAGTGCTACTATGTCGGAATCGACCATGTCATCAATGACGGCAAGCCATACATCATTGAGATGAATGCAAGCCCAGGCAGCGGTAACATCTACTACCGCTATTACGAAGATGGCAAGGGCAAGAACAATGTCAAGGGCGAGGAACTGGTCGAAGACTTTGTTGACTACATTCTCAACAAGGCACATTGGAAGTTGTTCTCCAATCTAGCCGTGCGCGAAGAGGTGAAGATCGATGGCGTGGAGTACACCGCCAAGATCGACACAGGCAACAGCGGCTACAACATGATCCATGCCGAAGACATCAAGGACAATGGCGATCACACCGTCACCTTCAAGTTGCCCAACGGCAAGAAGGTTACCAAGAAGATCGTCAGTCGCATCACGGTCAAGAGTGGCATTGGCGAGAAGAAGCGACTTGTCGTTCTGATGGACATTGAGTTCCACGGCAAGAAGTACGCGAACATCAAGTTCAGTCTTGGTGATCGCAGTCACATGTCTACGAAGGTTCTGATCGGGTTGCAGTTCCTCAGCAAGACGGGAATGGTAGTAGACCCCACAGAAGCGATCTATCCTCAGCCTGATGTTAACTCCAAGCGCAAGGGCGACGAGGAGGAAGAGGAAGAACTTTCGGAGATGGCAACCAAGGATGCTGCCAAGGCGGTGGTCGAACTGATCAAGACCCCCGCAGTCAGCACCAAGTTGTTCACTCTAGCGAACAAGAAAAAGGTGCTACCCCCCGAAGAGTTCAAGAAAGAAGTGCAGAAGACCAAAACCGAAATCTTGGTTCAAGCACACAAGGCTGCTGTATCGGGTATGACTCTTACTGCGTTTGCTACCGACAATAAGGTGGGCAAGATCATCGTAAAGTTGATGGACAAGTTGTTTGTTAGCGGTGGAGTTGATGTAAGCACATACCTTTCAAAGGCTGCGTCTCTTCTTTACCCGATGCTTCATGTCTTGGGCATGGGCGATGAGATGGAGGGCGATCCCCTCATCGAAGCCGATGTAACCAAGGGCAAGGAATTCAAGACCAAGTCGGGCAAGACGAAGGAAAGCCCCAAGGACAAGACATCGGGTCTTCCAAAGAAGTATGTCGCGGGTATCTCCAAGAAGGACGCAGAACTTCGAAAGAAGCGATTGGAGAAGCGAAAGACCATGTCGGACGATGATCCACAGACATGGGAATTCGTCAATCCTGACGAGAAGGACATCAAGACAAAGCCATCGAAGTATAGCAGCCTGTACAAGAAACTGGAGAAGAAGGGCAAGTTGAAGGCTCTTAAGAACCAGTACGAGCATGATGAAGTCATGGAAAAACTCGCTGCGATTGATGCTTCCGATGAGACCAATGGTGCAAAGTTGCGTATGTCGATTGCATACGAGGAGCGTTGCATTCTCCGCAAGATGACCGAAGCCGCAAACATCGCCCGTTTGTACATCGATCTTTTGAAGGAGATCCGAGATGAGCAGGGTAAGGATCAGCCGAAGACGGACATTAATGAGGACTTCGACTATCTGATGTTGGAAGTCAGTCCTCCTAGCGGCCCCGCTCGTCGTTTCTCCAAGAAGGAGAAGATCAAGAAGGAATTCCAAAAGCGATATGGCAATCGGTGGAAGGATGTTTTCTACGCCACCGCATGGAAGATGCACGGAGAGGAAGTAGAGTCCACCCGATGGCTTGATGAATCGAAGAAGATCAATGCCACCATGCAATGGACGGCTATTGGCAAGAGAGGCCCTCTCCTGATCGGTTCTGACGAGATCGTCAAGACCTACAAAAAGGACACCCCTGGTGAGCGGGAGCGTCTTGGTGAGGACAAGTCTGAAGAGGAGAAGTCTGCGCTCTACAAAGAATGGCAGAAACTCGTAAACATGTCAGGAAAAGAAATTGAATCTTTCCTAGATTCAGACGAGGGCAAGGAAGCAGGACTTTCTCGCAAAGAAGCGGGTAAGGCAGGAGCAAGCGGTGAAAAGATCACAAGCGGACGCGATTCCGCGAGAGCCATCATTCGCATGCTTGATACCCCCAAGGAAAAGTGGACACCCAACGATTGGAAATGGGCGGGTAAGCAAGTCAACTTCATCAATCGTATGAAGGGTGCCAAGGGTGCCATGCGAGACGAGAAGGGTCGCCCAACACGCAAACTGCTCGCACTCAAGGTATGGGGCTACAATCCCGAGAAGAAGTCATGAAGAACTATAAATCGCTCAAGCAGGACATCTCAGAAGCCCGCATCGCAGCCCTTGAAAAGAAAGCAAAGGCTAGCGGCATTCCATACGGCATCCTCAAGAAGGTCTATGACCGTGGCATGGCGGCATGGAAGGGCGGTCACCGCCCTGGTGCTACGAGCCACCAATGGGCGTTTGCTAGAGTCAACTCTTTCATCGTTGGTGGTAAGACACGCAAGACCGCAGATGCTGATCTTTGGAAGAAAGCAAAGGGCGGCTAACGAACATCTATAAATAACCAGTATCAACAGGAGATACCATGTTCCATAACCCATTCAACTCTAAGGTGGTCGCTGACATCACCAAGTTCCTAAACGAGCATCGCAACGATGTCGATATTCTCCCCTGCTTGGGCGAGAAGGCAGCAGAAGCCGCCAAGATCGTTGCTGAGAAGACCGTCCTTGAGGATCGTCGCAACACCCTCGTCGGTCTCTTCAATGAGGCTGTAAAGGATTGTGGTTGCCGTGGTACCACAAAGGAAGCAAATGACTTCTCCAAGGCAGTTCAACTTCACCTTGAGGGAAAGACCGCAGTTGTACCCGCAGGGAAGGTAACCAACCCATCCCATAAGGCAAACGAACTAGAGACACCCGCCTCTGTTGCTAGTAAGACCGCCAAGCCGACCTCCAAGTCGAACTTGGGCAGCAATGATGGTCTAGCAGGCAAGGGCAAGAACCCACCGAAAATCGGCGGATAAATAGAAAGCACAGAGGAGAACCACTAAAATGGCACTTTGGAACACAAACGACCGCGAAGAATCTAAGCCATCATGGCTCAATAAGATTGAGAAGAGACTTTGCACCCGCACCCTCCGTGGTTGGGAAATGCCTCTCATGGGATCTTTCTTTGGCTATGGTGCAACGGGATATACCTCCGCAAACGACAATGTTAATAGAGGTGTCGTGTATACGGAACTCTTGGTTGCAACCCCAATCGATGATTCGTCTTTGTCTTCATACACGGCAAGAGGAAACTCGGGTTCCTCAAACTACAATAACAATGGCGTTACGGCTGGTTCGGATACTCCCAATTTTGCTCCATACTTTACTTGCCCATTCGGCAACGACTCCGTGACGGCGGGTGGTTTTGATGGGTCGGGAGTATCTCACGATAACATCACATTCGTACCTATGAACGGAGGTTCATGGGGAAGCGGTCTGACTCCAAGTGCTTTTGCAGGCTATCAGTATGGAGTGAACACATACGGAGTCTCCTCGCTTGGTGGACTGTCAGGTGCTACTGCATACATCAAGGTCTGTGCAAATGACAGCAACTTCACCAATACCCTGACTATTGGTCTTTCGGGTGTAAACTCAAACATGACCCTGTATACAGGCCCAGTTGATCTGAATGATTCGACCAAGGTTCCTGCTCAGGTATTCAACGCCTTCTTCGGTGCGACTTCGACTGATGACAAGGCCTCTGCATATCGTTATGACAACATTGCAGTTCTCCGTGTGGGTGCAACGGCAACAAGTGGCAGACTCAATGTCAACCTTAAGGTTCAGGATTCTCTGTCAGGAGCAGTCGGTGCATCAGGTTTCGTCTCGTTCAAACTCTGCTTCGACCGTAATGCGGGCTTGACTACAGGTGGTGCAACTGCGGGTGGAGCAAATCCACCATCTATCAATCAGTACTTCTATTCAACCACATCCACTCGCTAAACGGAGAAGTCATGAAGTCTTACAAGGAACTGAGAAAGACAATCAACGAAACCGCAGCATATGCTCCGTTTGATACGGTGGGTACTCGCGGTCGCGTAGGCCCGCAAGATGGCGACAATGCCCTTGACGGGACTGACATCAACCTGTCTTCTCTGTCCGATGCAGCGATTGCTCGTATCAACACCTATCTTGGTGCCCTATCTGCGAAGCCATACATCGACCCTGTGTCTGCCCTAAAGCAGGCACAGGGTCGGCTTCAGATGATCGGTCTTGACTTCCACATGGATCGTGATTGTGCAATGCGGCTTTCCACACAGACAGAGGAAATGCTTCCTCTTGTTCGCTTTGGTGGAGTCTTTGGTTCGGATGGAACCACCTATGGCACATCTCATGATGACGGAATCACCCCCATGCTCGGTCATGGTCTCGCCCTGCGCGTGGAGACAAACAAGTTGCCAAACGGACTCACTCAAGTCCATGCGATGATCGTGCCCAACGGCTAATAGCCATGGTTCTTTGTAATGAGAGGCGACAGCCTGACCGATGAGAACTATGTTCGGTATGCGATGCGGAACTACGACAATCCCCATTGTACGGGGATCAAGGAGTTCGAAGAGGATCTTGCCCGTATCGTGTACCTAAAGCGTCTCTTCAGACGCTACAAGAAGTCGGGTGTCCTTCGGGATCGTCTGATACTCAATCACATCATTACATTCTGCAATGTCTTTGGAGTAGAGGCGGGTACTCGTCTTCTCTTCTTTAAGATAGATGCGGACTTGCACTACATACTGAAGACATTCCTTGTGTTCTTGGAGTACTTGCCCGACAACCAACCCAAGTTTCATCTTGAAGTGGATACGGTCAAGATAACGATGGACAACGAGATCATAAAGAGATTGCGGAGCATCTGATGGACATCGAACACCTCATCACGCAGCGTTTCAAGCACCTCATGAATTGCTCATGGAAAGATTTTCCTGAGCGAAAGAACATGTTCGAAGCCTACATTCACAAACTGCGAAAGGTGATGGAGGCGGGTGATCCGTTTACGATTTGGTCGTATCCATATGTTCCGTCTCAGGCGGTTGAATATGGATATCGACTGCGGGAGTATTGCAGCAACGATCTATCGGAAGGTGTGATTGAAAGACTCCTGATCGAAGAGTTGACCAAGCGGGGATTGGCACACAGCACGATCATGGAAGCAGCAGAGCCTGTTGCCATCCCATCGGGAATCTACGCCGTCTCGGGAATGAACAAGCAACTCGTATTGGAAGAAGAGTTGCTTCCATGCGATGAGTTCTTGGGACATCCCATCTATCGCCATGAAGGCATGGCATTCACAATAGAGTCCGTTCGTATGGAAGACGCGCCCGTCAACAATGTCGGTGGTGGCAACATCGCGGGTGTCTCCCCTGGACAAGAACCGCCAGGGAAGCGTGGCATGTACTTCGCCCGTAACCTGAAGAAGACCAAAGACCTCAACAAGAAGTTGAAGCGTAAACTTTGATCGCTATCTATGTTCTTGTCAATAAAATTCTGCTGACTTTTAAGCAAATTGATAAGATTCTCTATTCCCCGATTTCCAATGTCCGCTAAGTTATAAGATCCTATAACTTTCGTTTCGATTGGTAGATTCATCTTGACACCCCGCAGATCGTGGGGTATAGTACCTCAAATCAAATGCCGATCCACATTGACACCAAGTACATCAACTTGCTGTCACCTCGCCTAGACCGCTTTCAATGGAAGAAGCAGAGTCTTGCGGTGTGTCGATGTCCCATGTGTGGGGACAGTCAGAAAAGCAAGAGCAAGGCACGATTCTATCTGTACGAGAAGAAGGGATCGTTCTCATGCAAGTGCCACAACTGCGACTACAGCGCGACCCTGAGTTGGCTGCTGAAAACGCTCGACCCCAACCTGTACAAGCAGTACACATTTGAAGTACTCAAGGAAACAGGAGTCTCGCACGGGCGCACACACGCACACGCGGACGCGCACACCCACGCACCCGTGCGAAGGGAGGACAAGATCCTCTCTCTGCTGCCACGGCTAGACTCCCTCCCCAATGATCACCCTGCTGTTGTGTGGGCGACCAAGCGGCGTTTGCCCAAGGAAAGCCTGAGCCGCCTTTACTACTCCGAGAACTACGGGGAATGGGCGAAGAACATCGACCCCGATGTACAGGCGGGAGATGATGAACGGATCGTCATTCCTATCTTAGACATGGACGGCAAGGTAGTGGGGGCACAAGGACGAATCATCGGTAACAGTAAGCCTGATCGAAGCACCATTCGATATCTGACCGTTAAGGCAGACAAGGATGCAGGAAAGACATGGTATGGCTTGGATCGTTGTGATCCAAAGAAACAAGTGATAGTCGTGGAGGGGCCTTTGGATAGTCTGTTCTTGGACAACTGCGTAGCCATGGTCGGACTGTCTGATGCCACGAATATCCCCGAAGAACTGAAGGATTCTGACCTGATCTATGCCTTGGACAACGAGCCTCGCAACAAACAGGTTGGAGAGGCAATGGAGCGTCTTTTGGAAGACGGTCATAAGGTATGTGTTTGGTCTGAGAAATTTCGCGGATTGAAGGACATCAATGACATGGTTCTTGCAGGGAACGGAAGAACCAACATTCAATATGATATCATCCGCAACTCATTTTCAGGACTTGCGGGGCACATTGCCCTCAAGAGGTGGGCTAAATAGTCATGGAGGACTCTGAATGAACCCCGAAGAGAATGACGAGATCATGGAAACAGAAGTTGATACCGCGATTGATACCGATACAGACGAGATCGTTGGTGATGTTCCGACGATCATTGACTTGGTCATGGATGGCAAGGCAAGCGAAGCCAAGCAAGCAATCTATGCCTCCTTGTATCAGAAGGTCGGAGAGCGGATCGATGTTCTGAAGCCTGAGATTCGCAACAGCATCAGCAAGACCGAAACCCCGACAGAGGAATAAACAATGGAAGCAGTTCGTGAGTCGATCCCCGTCTTGGACGGGGTGGGATTTGTTCAATATGTCTCCCACATGGGAAACGACCTTACAGTTGTCAACGCAGCGCGTGTCTCCTTCAACAAGGAAAGCGAAGAGTTCGCTGACCGCGACGAGAAGTTGATCAACTACTTGGCGAAGCACAACCATTGGACTCCGTTCGCACACCCGCAGATCACGCTGCGGATTAAGGCACCGATCTCAATTCGAACACAACTCTTCAAGCACAAGCAGGGGTTTGTCGAGAACGAGGTGTCGCGTCGATATGTGACCGATGAGCCTGAGTTCTACATTCCTCAATGGAGATCGAAGCCGACAAACGGTGCCAAGCAGGGGAGCGAGGACTTCATCGACCATGATGCCCTGACTGAACACCTGACGCAGATGTATGAGGAATCGGTAGCAAAAGCCCATGGCTACTACAACTTCCTGATCGGGTCGGGGGTTGCGCCTGAACAGGCTCGTTTCATTCTCCCCCAAGGAACCTATACCGAATGGTGGTGGACGGGATCGCTTGCTGCGTATGCGAGAGTTTACGCCTTGCGGTCGGATCCGCATGCCCAATGGGAGGTTCGGGAATATGCAAATGCCATTTCCACTCTTATTGAACCTTTGTATCCAGTATCGTGGAAGGCACTAACAGCCAAATGAGGCATCCCTAAATACCTCGTAAACTGCCCCACTTGGGTTTACGATGACACACAGATTCAATGACTATATCAATGCCAATGATGGAGAATCCGTCGAATTCGTTCGACTGAGTTCAGGCATTGCCGTAGGTACACAAGTGATGTTGGTTCGCCCCCTCATGGATTATGAGGTGGGGTCTGTGTTCACATATGCCCCCGCGAAGGCTTGCGAGGGTGGCAAGGTGTACCGCTACAAAGGAATCGGGGAAGCATTCTTCTTCGATGGTAATGGAAATGCTGTCACCTTGAAGGGTGGCAAGCATATCCTAGACGAATCTTTCATTCTACTTGAGAATGCTCCTAAGCCTCAAGTAGAGGAAGCAAAGCCACAACCTACATCCGAGGTTCGACCGCCCAAGGCAAGAGAAGTTCTTGCTGAAGCGAAGCGCAATCGTTCCCAACCACAAGTCATTCGTGGTGAGGACGGTATCCCTGGCGTTAGAGGCCCTAAGGGGGCTAAAGGCGACACGGGGGAGAAGGGCGAAAAAGGAGAGAAGGGTGAGCGCGGTGATGAAGGCGAACGCGGTGAGCGTGGGCTTCAAGGGCCGCCTGGTATTCGTGGAGAAAGAGGAGAGCGTGGCGAAAGAGGTGAACAAGGTCTCCAAGGTGAGAAAGGCGAAAAAGGGGAAGCGGGAGCAGAGGGATCACAGGGCCCCCAAGGCGAACGAGGAGTTCAAGGTCTTCAAGGGGAAAAGGGCGAGAAGGGAGAGCGGGGAGATATCGGCCCGCAAGGACTTCAGGGTGCCCAAGGAGATAAGGGAGATCGCGGCGATAGAGGAGAGAAAGGCGAAAGAGGAGAAAGAGGCGAGAAGGGAGAGCAAGGGGAAAAAGGAGACAAGGGAGAACAAGGCGAACGCGGCGAGAGAGGCCCTGAAGGCATTCAAGGAGTGGCAGGAGAGCGTGGGCTTGTAGGCCCACAGGGTGAGAAGGGCGAACGAGGCGAGAAAGGCGACACAGGAAAGCAGGGTGAACGGGGCGAAAGGGGTGCCACGGGCGACTCGGGTCTTCTGTCGGTTCAGTATCCTCTGAAACTCGACAAAGCAAAGAAGCATCTCTCCATCGATCTGTCGAAGATCAAGAGTGCAATAGGCACCGCACCTGTTCTCTATGATGGTGGCGGCGGTCTTGGTGAAGCATTCAAGTTCATTTCTGTTTCTGGTCAGTCGGGATTGACAGCAGTTCAATATGACAAAGAAACATTGACGATAATTGCAGGAACAGGAATATCGATTGAAACGAATGGCGAAGCAAATTCGCTCAGAATAACCAATACGGGAGTCGGTATCAGCGGTGGTTCTAACATCACCGCCAAAGGTCAGCCAGGAACGATTCAATTTACTGATCAAACATTTGTTGATCTTGCGGGTGATAGTGACCTGAAATATGATGCATACGGAGATGGATCATTTCAGACTCCAGGCATATTGAGATTTGGAACACGATATTCCGACTCATACATCGAATTTCCTGATGGAACTACGCAGGATACTGCTTGTAATTGTTCTGGCGTGGTTGGCTCAAACAGATTCTTCTTTGGCCCCACAGCACCAACAGGATCAACATCGGGTGATAGATGGGTAGATAGCAACATTGGCAGATTGTTTACCTATGTGAATGATGGAAATTCGGATCAATGGATTGAATTTGGTATCGGTCTTCGTGGGGAAACTGGGCCAACAGGATCGCAAGGCATCCAAGGTGCAACAGGACCGCAGGGTGCAACAGGTGAACAGGGCATTCAAGGCATCCAAGGCATCCAAGGTGCAACAGGACCGCAGGGTGCAACAGGTGAACAGGGCATTCAAGGCATCCAAGGAAACACGGGTGCAACAGGACCGCAGGGTGCAACAGGATCGCAAGGTGCTACTGGTGATCGTGGTGCTACTGGTATCGCAGGTTCAGGTGTTGCTGGTAATAACGATGTCGGTGTGATGTATTTGAAAAATAATGCTGTCGAAACAGTAATTTCCGTAATCAACCAGCGTCAGGTTGTTTCGGGGACTATGCAGACGGGAGCCTTATACAATTTTATCAAAGATCCTTCGACTAACTCGTTAAAATATACGGGTAGTGGTGGAAGATTCCATGTTATCGCAACTCTTGACTTTTTCACAGAAGTTAGTAACAACACCTGTGGATTCTACATCGGAAAAAACACAGATCCTGCTAGTGGTCTGAGTGCAGATGCTGACAGAATCTCTGAATCAGAAATCTATATTGACTGTTCATCATCGTCTAAGCCAGTTGCGGGTGCTATTCAGACAATAGTTGATCTTGAAACGGATGATCGTATCTTCTTTATTGTGCAGAACAAAACTGCCGCAAAGAATATTACTGTTGAGTTTATGAAGTTTATAGCAGTTCCCTTGACATCCGAACGGGGAGCAACGGGTGCTACAGGATCTCAAGGCATTCAAGGTGTCACAGGTGCAACGGGTGCTACAGGATCTCAAGGCATTCAAGGTGTCACAGGTGCAACGGGTGCAACAGGTGAACAAGGAATTCAGGGCATCCAAGGAAACACGGGTGCAACAGGACCGCAGGGTGCAACAGGTGAACAGGGCATTCAAGGCATCCAAGGAAACACGGGTGCAACAGGATCGCAGGGTGCAACAGGTGAACAAGGAATTCAGGGCATCCAAGGAAACACGGGTGCAACAGGTTCTCAAGGTATCCAAGGCAATACAGGATCAGCAGGCCCGCAAGGTGCAACAGGACCGAGCGAGGATGTTCTTTCTGTATTCATAGATTCCACTCCTGATGACATCTCAACAGGAAAGAAGGCATATCGTTTGATTCCCTATGACTGTGAAGCCCTTCAATGGTATGTCGTTGCGGGTCAGACGGGATCAATACAATTTGATGTGAAGAAATCATCATTTGCCAATTATCCATCAACTACAACAATTGTTGGATCAGACTACCCAAGCCTTAGCGGTCAATTCAAGGCTTCAAACACAGGCATCACCGCATGGTCAGGAATGAGTGCGGGAGACATGGTGGACTTTGCGATAAATAGCAATACAGGAATACAGAGCGTAGGATTGTTCATCAAGATACGGAGACTCACATGAAATCAGCGGTAGAACATCATTTCACAGGCGCAACACTTGGTTTTACTGGCGGTCTTCCTGCCGTTGGTTCAACTGCGGGTGGTTATGATTCCACCAAGACTCTGCTCTCCTCGCTCATTCGCCAAGCCACGGGATCAAACCCCGAAGACAAGTACATTTCTCCCGATCCCGCAGCCATCGTAAACATTCCCGAAGTGTTTTCTTCTGGCTCACAGTATATACCCCATGTCTACAAGTGGTCGAACAACATCTACTGGATTTTTACAGCGACTAATGCTAGTGCTGGCGCAACAAGAACTATTTCTCTTACAGAATTTGATTCAAGTACATTTACCTTGACCTACAAGGGATTCATCACGCTATCAGGAACCACGGTATCAGGAAGCAAAACAGTTCGTTCGATTCGTGGAATCGTGTATGAGCATACATCGGGAACAGTTTCCACAAGCGGTTCTTCCACCACCATCACAGGTTCAAGCACACAGTTCACCACCGACCGTATTGCAGTTGGAGCAAGAATTGGATTTGGAACCACAGACCCAACCGCAGTCACCACATGGTATGAGATTACCGCTATTGCAAGCGACACTTCGCTCACAATCAGCGCACCCGTAAATCTGAGTGGAGGCACATCGTATGTGATTGAAGAAATTCGTATTGCGGTTGCCTGCACAAATGCAACAGTTCTTAACGGCGGTGTGCATCTAATCAAGGGATTGAACTACGGCGCATTCACAAGCGGCGGAACCACCATTACTGAAGCCACAACCGTTGACAATATCCGTGCATCGTATCTGCTTACTGATGCGGTAGGAACTTTGGGAACAGCAACAGCAACCGTGTCATACAGCACTACAAATATATTGAGTTTAACTGGTCACGGACTCAATGTGGGTGATCCTGTTCAGTTCACTACTACAACAACCCTACCAACAGGATTGGCTGCGGGAACCATTTACTATGTTATTGCCACAAATCTTGGAGCCAATCAGTTTTCTGTTTCCACATCTTTCAATGGCTCCATAACATCTATTACTGCTGCGGGTTCGGGAACACACACGGTTCACTCTGCCAGTAGTAAACTTGCAGCAACAATTGCGGTAGATAATGATGGTCGTAGTGCCACAAGTCACGATTTGTATCTTGTAAACGGCTCAGGCGCATCCTCACCCTGCCAAATTGTAAAATACAACATGAGGGCAGCATTGACTGTTGGTGCGCTCACGGGTGGCCCTGCAAGCGGAACAAGCGTAAGTGCATTTGTCCACAAAACAGGAACAGTTGCCACGACAGGAACTATTTCACAGGTCAACAGCGGAAGAATCTTCACCGTGAATCACGGTTCTGCATCTGGTGTCAAGAGTCTGTATTTTGTTACTAATACCAGAGTTTACCGATGCCCCGTGTCAACCCTTACAAATGCAGGCACATCGTGGCTTCAGGATGCCATGTTGGAAGTTCCACCAGGCGGTTCGGTAACATATACCACACTTTCAACAATGTCTCAAGTAGACTACTCTTCTACTATTGATCGTCTATTCATAACAAACACAGGCGGAAGATTGGGAACTTATGTGACTCCGTATGTTACAGCAGGAGAGCAGTTTGAGAAGTATATTGGAGCAAACCTTAGCCGATTGAAACTTACTACTACCCCATCAGGTGCAAGTGACGGATTATTTCCACAGTCAGCATTGACCGTTTGGACAGAAGACGGTTGGATGTTTGCAATTCCAAACACATCAACATCAGGACAAAACTGGCTGTATGTGTTCCCGTTCGGCGTAGATGCGTATTACGAATCTACAAGCAGACAGGCAGTCATTACTCCTAAACTCGCAACCACGAACGCAAGCAAACTTTACCATGTGTATGTTGACCATATGGAATATGTAGGAGACTACGGACTCGGATTTCCTGTTGAGTCCTACAAGAAGTGGTATCGCACAAGTGGCATAGACGATAATAGTGGTGCATGGACAGAAATTGCTACAGCAGCGGATTTGGAAGCCGCTGCTGTATCTGATTACATTCAGTTCAAGATTGCGTTTGATATCATGGGCGAAATCTGCACCCCAACCCGCATCTATTCCATCACCTGTCTGTACGAGGACACCAATCAGGATTCGCACTACCAGCCATCCTTGTCCAAGTCCTCCACCGCAAGCAAGATTTTTGCTTGGAAACAGGTATCGTCATGGGGCAGCAACATTCCCAACATGAGAATTCGTCTGTATG